TGCTATTTGGCAGATTACTTAATTGAATGGAGAATAGAGTGACAAAGCAACAAGCAGATAAAATTTACGCATTAACATCATCGAATAATTGGCAGACATTTGAGGAGGTTTTAAATGAAAGGCTAGCAAACCTGTATACTGAGCTTGAATCGTGTAGTGAGTCACGGCTATCGAGAATACAAGGTAATATCGAGCAAATCAGATTTAGTTTAAGCATCAGAAATCTAGCTGAATCATTGCTAGAAAAATAATTTGCATAACAATTAAATTTATGCTGTATAATTGCATCATAAATTAAACCTAGTTTAATTAACAGCAGAACCATGGCTGAAACGCCCTGCACAATCCTTTAAATGGAAACAAAATGACCCAAGAAACAGATAAACATTATCAGTCCCTAGAAGATGATGCTAATGCGCAACTCAAAGCTATGTATGGCGATGAATTGCAAGGCATGGCAGAAGAAGACTCCCCTGATGAAGGTACAGAGTTGGATGGCGATAACGAAGAAGGTGAACAGGAGCTTGAAGAAAGTACCCCTGAAACTGAAAGCGAACCGCAAAAAGATAATGAAGAACCAATGGTTGCCGAATCCCGCTATAAATCCGCTGTTGTTGCTATGAATAAAGCTCAACAAGAAGCGGCGGAATTGCGAAAATCAATTCAATTATTACAGGCTGAAAACCAAGAATTACAAACTATGCTCGAAGAAGCAATGAGTAGTGATGATGGCAAAAGCACTGAAAATGATGATGAAGATTATGATTTTGACAGAGCCATTGATGATTTGCCTCTGCTAATGAAGCAGAACAAGGAGTTGGTTAGTAAGATTGCTAAACTGGAAACCGAGCTAGCAACAGTTAAAACAACTACTGATCGAGTCCAAGAACAAGATAGTCAGGCAGCTATACAAAATTACTGGAACGAAATTAAGGGTGTACACGGCGACGTTGACGGATTAGTCGAAAACCCAGATTATATTTCTTGGTGGGCAGAGCAGCCAGAAGGCGTAAGAAACTTGCTAACATCCAGTGATGCTAAAGAAGTTATTAAAGGTTTGAATTTGTTCCGCGCAGAAGTTCCTCGCGCTACCGACAAGAAACCACAATCTTCACGCAATGATAAGCTTGAAGCGGCTAGAAATGCTGACTCGCCAACTATCCAAAAACAAACAAAAGAACCATCATCAGCAAAACGAACCTTTACAAATGCTGAAATAGCCAGAATGTCACCCGCCGAGTTTGCGCGTAACGAAAAAGCTATTGATGCAGCGTTAGCTCGTGGTGATGTGATTTAATTATCGTCGAGAGACGAAAATAACTTTTTATTCCCGCCAAGTGAGCGTGTTACTTGGTATAGCCAAAAGGCTATAGACGGAGCGCACTAATTTAATTACTGTCGTGATGACAGAAAGGAAAATACCATGCCTACTAACGTAGCAAGAACTGGTAATAACTTACCTAACGGTAATTTTGCACCAGCCATTTGGTCTCAAAAACTAAATGCAAAGTATTACGCTCAAACCTGCTTGTTTGATATTACTAACTCTAAATGGGAAGGTGAGATTAAAGGTCAAGGTTCACAGGTTGAGATTCGTAACCGTCCGACTGTCGCTATCACCGATTATACGGTGAACCAAGACATTCAGTATCAAGATATTATCGATGAAAAAATCACTTTGTTAATTGATAAAGCGAAGTCTTTCTCATTCAAAGTTGATGATATTGATGCAGCACAGTCAAATATCGCAATTATCGACGAATTAACACAAGACAGTGCGTATCAGATGAAAATCGCTATTGATACTCAGGTTTTGGGTTCTATTTATGCCGATGCAACAAACGCCTTAGCTTCATTAACTATCGATAAAACCAACGTATTAGATTGGATTATCGACGCAGAAGTTAAGATGGAAGAAAACAACCTACCTAACGATAACCGCTGGATTGTTATCCCACCTAAAATCGCTGGTTATATCCAAAAATCTGATTTGAAAGTGGCTTCTTTAACTGGCGACACCAAGTCTATTATCCGTAGCGGTATGGACAATGGTCGTTTAGGTATGATCGGTGGCATCACGGTGTATGTAAGTAACAACCTAGCTAAATCTGGCACTACTTATCAGTGTATCGCTGGTCACAAATCCGCTGTTACCTATGCTTCACAAATCGTAAAAGTTGAAAGCTTGCGCTTACAAACTAAATTCGGTGATGCAGTTCGTGGTCTGAATGTATTCGGCTTCAAAACCGTTATTCCATCAGGCTTGGTTTCTATGCCAGCAATAGTGGTCTAAGGAGGATACAATGGCTACCTATACACTTACAAAAACACCAACAACCGTTGCACCTCTTTATCCGCATGGTCACATGGTTAATGACACCTCAGTTAAAACGGTTTCGGCTGTTTTTGATGGTGCAAAAGCAGCGTTATTTAAAGGCTCTGCTATTGCAACTGCTGATGTGTTTGAATTACTGCCAATTCCAGCGGGTTCATTTGTCTTGACTGTATCACATCAAGTTACTACCGCAGAGGGCGGAACTTGTACATTCGATATTGGCGACGGCACTGATGACAACGGTTATGTTGTTGCGGCAACTAACGGCAACGGCAATTCAACGGCAACCAATTCAAGCTCGTTTAATGGTACAACTACACCCGCTTTTGGTGTTGGCAAATACTATTCAGCGGCTGATACAATTGATTTGACGCTGAACACTGGCACAGCGGCAGCGGTTATCGTTAAGGTTTCGGCAACTTACATTGCTGTTACTCCATTAGCGGCTTAAATGATATGGCTACTCAGTAATGGGTAGCCGTCTTACAGGACATATTAAAATGGCACAATTTGAAGATTTAATTGTCGGAAAATTAACGATTACAGGCGGTGGACAGGTAGGTACATTAGCATCTGTAACTGGCTTAACCGCAACGCATAAGCAGGTTGGTTTTTTACGTCAGTCTGTTTTTACGCTTGATAACGTAGCGCAAACAGTTGTTAATGGCACAGAATATCAAGGCACTAAATTATTTGACTTTCCAGAAGGTCGATTATTAGTTCTTGGTGTTACGGCGAGATTGCAACAAAAAACGACTAGCGTATTAGCAAGTACGTTGAATGCAAGCTCTACTGGTGCAGTATCTCTAGGCACTGCAACTGCTTCGGCTACAACTTTAGCAACAACGATGGTTGATTTATTGCCATCTACTGCATTCACATCATCAGCAACGGTCAACGTAGCTGGTACAGCGGTGACTGCGGCGTTAGCGGCTTCTGCGCAATTCGACGGCACAACAACAGCAAAGTCAATGTTCTTAAATAGTGCATTTGCGACTACTACGGACGTTGACGGTGATGCAACTATGACTTGGAGCGGTACTATTACCGTTACCTATATTGATTTGGGTGATTACTAATGCTTGATATTAGCTCATTAGACAAAGACGGTTTAGCGGATTATGCTCGAACCGTCTTTAAAGTTGAACTGGATATGCGTAAAAACCTTGAGTCTTTGCGTAAAGACGTGAAAGCCTTACAGGAAAAACCAGCAAAACCAGATGAGTTGCCATTAAAAAAAGCTTCTCATATTCTGAATAAGGCGAATGGTCGCGTTTTCCCTTACACTCAATTGTTAATGGCTCATTTAGGTGATAACGCAGTACCATGTGACGAAAACGGCGAGCCAGCATGAGCATAGCAAACCTAATTCAGGATGTTAGAGAGGATATTATTGATGACGTTGGTCTTCAAAAAAGACTTTCTGATTCTCAGTTGACTAGGTTTGCAAACGAAGCTATCAAAGAGGCGTGTATTCGCGCCCCTTTGCTGGTGACGACTAAGACAATTAAGGTTACTACTGGCAAGGCAGAATATACCCTTGATGAATTTACAAGACAAATAATCACTGCTCAGCTATCATTGGCTACGCATCCTTTAAAGCAGGAAACCGAAGACGGATTAACAATTATGCGTGGTAGTGATTGGCGTTCTCGTAATGGAACACCAATGTATTACACTCGCTTAAATAGAGTTGTAAGGCTTTACCCGATACCGATTGTTGATGATACCTTGACAATTAAGGTGTCTCGTATCCCTGATGATAATTTTGATTTAGACGACGATATTAACCCGACTTATTATGATTCGCTTAAGTATTACATTGCTTACAAAGCTTTTTCTCAGCGCGATAATGATAATTACGATCCAGTGAAAGCCGCTAGTTTTCTCGCTTTATTTGAGCAAATGTTTGGCACTAAACATTCTGCAAAA